ATTATCTTTGTAGTATGATAAACTCTGTAAGGAATACTGTAATTGCTATTTTAAATAAAAATAACTACGGATATATTTCTCCATCTGATTTTAATTTGTATGCACAACAAGCACAATTAGAATTATTTATGAAATATTTTTCTGATTATAATACAATTATAAACAAGGAAAATGCTAGGGGGTCAGGAACAGATTATGCCGATTTTGGAAAATCTTTTGCTGAACAAGCGGAAGAGTTTATAGTAACAAAACCATTAACAAATACATCAATAACTACTACTTTATCAAATACATATTACCTTCCATCTTTAACAACTACATTAGATGAAGAGTATATGATAAATAAAGTATTGTGCTACTCTAAGATACTTGCAAGTGGTGTAAACACATCTGTTGTACCATCACAATTAATAGATTCATTAGCTAATTTTTCTTTAGCAGGAGTTTCAGTTGGAGACATTGTAACTAATACCTCATTTGCTCCAATGGTAACAGCTACAGTAACATCTGTAAGTGCTACAATACTAGGGCTTTCTGCAAATATATTTACATTAGTGCCTCAATCTTATAGGATTGTTGATGCTTCAGTTCAAAATGAAGCGGAAAAAGTTTCAGCGGGAAAGATAACATTATTAAATATGTCGCCTATCACATCGCCATCTGTTAACTACCCTGCATATACTCAAACAAGTGACTCAATAACTTTTTATCCATCAAGCATTATAAACTTACCATTACAGGTTGAAGCAACTTACTTTAGGTATCCTAAAGTTCCTAAGTGGACATTTATATCTTTAGCAAATGGTGAGCCTGTATTTGACCAATCACAGCCTGATTATCAAGATTTTGAAATAGGAGAGCAAAATGAAACTTCATTAGTTGTTAAGATACTTCAGTATTGTGGGATATCAATTAGGGAAACACTAGTTGCTCAATTTGGAAAGCAAGAAGAGATGGAGAACAATGCACAAATACCATAATATATAAAACATGGCGTATATATCACAGTATGAATATTATGAGAATAATGGAAACAATCCCGATGACTTAAATTGGGGTTCGTACCAATATGTTAGTTTAGCTGATATAGTAACTAACTTTCTTTTAATGTACTCAGGGAATCATTCTTTGGTAAACAACGAAGAAAGATATAAGATATTGTTCCACGCAAAACGTGCAGTTCAAGAACTAAACTATGACGCATTTAAAGAAATAAAAATATTAGAATTAAATGTTCCAAATACATTAAGATATATCTTACCTTCTGACTATGTTAATTGGGTAAGAATATCTGTATATGAAAATGGTTTATTAAGACCATTAAGTGAAAACATCCAAACACTTTCATCAAAAGCATATCTTCAAGACAACCTTTCAAATATATTATTTGACCAAGACGGCAACGCTCTTTCTCCTCAGTATTCTAGTATAGATTTTGATAGAATTACAGGAACAAAGAAGTCAATATACCTAAACAAAGCAAGCCAATTTAATGGACAAATGGGATATAATATAGATGGGTATTGGTATTTTGATTATGCTATAGGTGCAAGGTTTGGTTTAAATACAGAAACGGCAAATGCCAATCCTACATTTACAATAGATAAAAAATCAGGAGTTATTAACTTTGACTCAGGAATGTCTGAGAGGTTATGTATTCTTGAATATGTTTCTGATGGAATGGAAGGTGGAGACAACTCTTTGATTACTATAAATAAACTATTTGAGGCATATGTCTATGCTTCTATAAAATATGAAATTCTAAATTCTAAATTTGGTGTTCAGGAGTATATTATTCAAAGAGCCAAAAAGGATAAGCAGGCATTATTAAGAAATGCAAAAATAAGAATAAGCAATATTCATCCCGGTAGACTTTTAATGAATCTAAGGGGATTAGATAAAATGTTAAAATAATATGCCAAAGTTTACTAGAAATTTTACTGCAGGTAAGATGAACAAAACTTTCGATGAGAGAGTTGTTCCTAATGGCGAGTATATTGATGCAATGAATATCAGAATGGGTTCGACAGAAAATTCTGAATTTGGAGTTATTGAAAATACAAAAGGAAATATTTCACTTACAACTTTAAAGTTTCAAGGTACACCATTAAGTGTAGATGCTAGATGTATTGGTGCATATGAAGACGGCTCAATAGAGACTATTTATTGGTTTGTACATGACCCTAGTTTTCCAAATGGTAACACAGGTAAGCTTGACTTAGTTGTTTCATTCAATACAAATACATTTTCTTTGACGTATCACGTTATCACCATAGACAATGGTGGTGGTGTAGATACAACATTAAATTTTAATCCTCAGTATTTAATTACAGGGGTAAATAAAATAGAAGAGTTATTATTTTTTACGGACAACTATAATGCTCCAAGGTCAATAAATGTAAATAGAGGTTATGCTATACCTTCGGGTGCTCCGCTTATTGATGCGGGAAGTATTCCTGCAGCATTACTACTTGAAGAGTCATTGCTTGTAATTAAAAGACCACCTGTAGAAGCTCCAACTGTAAAGTTGGTAAACACTCCGGGAGAACAAAACTTTTTAGAAGAGAGGTTTATATCATTTGCTTATAGATATTTATATGCCGATGGTCAATACTCAGCTACATCTCAGTGGTCTGACATTGCTTTCTCACCAAATGGATTTGAGTTAACTATTGAAGCATATTTGAACGAGGGAATGATAAATGCCTACAATGCTTGTGAAGTAACTTACGATACAGGAAACTCTCTTGTTTTAGGTATAGACTTATTATTCAAGCAATCAGAAAGCAATATAATAAAAATAATTGATAAACAAAATAAGGCAGATTTAGGTATTCCAAATAATTCACCTAAAACTTTAACATTTGATAACAGTAAAATCTTTACTGTTCTACCTGAAGCTGAGTTATTAAGGTTGTATGATAATGTTCCAAGATTCGCTCAAGCTCAAACGCTTATGGGTAATAGATTAATGTATGGAAACTATGTTGAAGGATATGATTTAGTATCATTTAATGGGCAACCACTACAACTTACATATGAAGCAAATTTAATACAAGAAGACATAGCATCACAAGCTTTAGACTCAACCGCTCAAACTTCTGTTTATACTATAGATGGAAGTAATAGTGTACCTAGTTCTATTTTAAGAATAGATTTTGCTTCTTTAGCTTCGCCAACTTATGCGTCAAATTTAGTAGCAGGAGCTACAATACAAGTCCAATTTGTATTTAAACACAACAGTTATACAGGAGGTCCGCCTACTCAACCGACAGGAGATACAGATATTTCATTGACATTTACTCTTGCTTCAAATTATTTAAGTCCATATGCTTTGTCTCAAAGTGCTGAATTTGAGGAATGGGTAGGGACAGTTGGAAATATACTTCCTGTATATGACCCAAGTATTTCAGTTGATACGTCTTGTGCGGGAAGCACTCTTACAGATTATTTTAATTGTGCTATACCTGCAAATCAAGCTGTTGGATGGCAAAAAAGAGCTTCAGGAATTATTCCTATTAGTGCTACACTACAACCAATAAAAATAATAGCAAGTAATTTAAATTCTTATATTGACTTGCAATTAGTTGCAATGCAATACGAAGACATAAACAATCTTGGAGATTATGCGTATGAATACTATAGCATAGTAAGCAGTATTGTTACATTTTCAAAACTTGGAAACGCGAGAAGCTTACACAGTAATAGGGGATATGAGATAGGAATTGTTTATATGGATGATTTTTTACGTTCATCAACAGCTCTTGTAAGCCCTTTAAATGTGGTTTACACCCCTTGTTCATCATCGGTAAATAAAAACTCAATACAAGTAACTATACCTGTATCACAAATAGCTCCATATTGGGCTACAAGATATAAGTTTGTAATAAAACCTGACCAAGAAGGATACCAAACGGTATACTCAACCCTTGTAGTACAAGACGCAGATTTAATTTGGTTTTTACTTGAGGGTGAGAATATGCAAAAGGTTGAGGTTGGAGATAGACTTATTGTAAAAAAAGATTCAAATGGACCAACTGAAGATTGTATATATACAACTGTTTTAGAAAAAATAGCAAAACAAGCAGGAGGTAATTTTACTGTTGAAGGAGTATATATGCGTTTAGAAGCAGGTAATTTTAACTCAGAGGTTAGTCCTATTCCAATTTATAATGCAGATTCTTACGGAACTTCTGATACTTACCCATTTGCGACTACAAGAGTGAGTTGGTCAGACCCTGCTTTTCCTGTACCTCCTGCATTAACATATACGGACCTTGATGTCCCTGTTGGCTCTACAATAGGATTTATGTTATACACTTATAGAAACCCAAAAGTTGGATGTAAAAAAAGAGAAATTAATGGAGGTCAAAATTTCTCTTTTTTTACTGCTACTCAAAGTTATGCTAACTTAGAAAGTTGGTTTTTAGCAAATCAAACAGCTATTATGTCTACTTTTGATGCTATACAAGATGTAGATATGAATGTAACATTTAATGGAGTATCTGCCTTAAGTACTTCTGCGATGGATGCTTTTGTTTTAAGTAATAGAGATAGTGATGTCATGAAACTATATATAAATCGTGACCCCGTGACTAATATGTTAACTTTTCATATGTCGGGTACTGAAAGTTGTAATGGCAATAATTATTATGCAGTAGCAAGATTAAAATTTTCATTACAAAGAACTACAATAGACCCTGACTTTATATTTGAAACACTTCCAATAGATGCTTTGCCCGATGTGTTTTTTGAAAACAACTTATCGTTTCCTATTAGCAGTCAAGGAGACCACTTATCTAATAATGCTTCGGGTGATGTGTCTCAAGATATTGCAAACAACATTGATGGTAAGTTTGACACAGGATTTTTTAATTGTTTTTCTTTTGGCAATGGAGTTGAAAGTTATAAGGTTAGAGATTCAATAGTAGGTAGAGAATTTAATCTTGGAGAAAGAGTAACATCTGTTTCTGCTCAAGATTATAAGGAAGCACATAGATTTTCAGACATAACATATAGCGGTATATACCACCCCGAGTCTAACTTAAATAAATTAAATGAGTTTAATTTAGGACTTTTAAATTATAAATATTTAGAGTCTTCTTTTGGATATATATATGTTTTAGATGGTAGAGAAACAGATGTGTTATGTCTTCAAGAAGATAAGATATCA